TTGGTTTGAATGGTGTTAAAATTTTAATTATCAAATAATATAATTCATTACTAAAAAATAAAAATGCAATATTTAGGGAGTAAAAATAGGATAGCAAAACACTTGTTGCCTATCATTTTAAATGATAGGCAACAAGGTCAATATTATGTAGAACCTTTTGTTGGTGGTGCAAATATGATAGATAAAGTTGACGGAAATAGAATTGGTGCTGATGTACATTATCATCTGATTAAATTACACAAATCAATTCAATGTGGCTGGATACCACCAACAAGCATAAGTCGTGAATTATATTATGAGATAAAAAAACACCCACATGATTATGATGATGATTTAGTAGGGTTTGTGGGCTTTTTATGTAGTTTTGGTGGTGCTTGGTGGAATGCGTATGCTAAAAATAGCAAGGGTGATAATTATGCCGCTCGTGGAAGTAGAATGATGATAAAACAATCTAAAAATATACAAGATGTTAAATTCATACATTGTAGTTATCAAAATTTAGTGATACCACCTAATAGTATAATATATTGTGACCCACCATATCGAAATACAAGAAAATATAAAGATGTAATTGATTATGATGAGTTTTACCAATGGTGTAGAAAAAAAGTTAACGATGGTCATAAGGTGTATGTAAGTGAATATGATATGCCCGACGATTTTATATGTGTCCATGAAATAAAAACGACCACAAAATTAAATAAAAATATACATAGTGATAGAATAGAAAAATTATTTATTCACAACACACAAATACATTAAAGAATGAATGCAAATTATAACATACCAACAAAAATAGGCGACAAATACACAATGGATAGATTCCATTCAGAAAAAGATTGGAAAGAAACAAATACATGTAATGGTTTTTATGTGTCATATTATGAATATTGTTCTAAGCATTATAATACATTAGATGAGTTATTAACGAATGAACATGGTGTATCAGTTTCAGAAAATATGAAACAAACATTATTAAGAAGTAATTATAACTTTGACGAGATAATGGTAGTAAACAAAGAACATGGTGGTGCAATACCCATTAGAAACTGTGTTCTTATATAAAAATAAAATTGGTTGTTAATTTTTAAATCTGTATATTTGTCATGTAACTAAAAATAAATATTATGTTACCGATACAAGATTCACAAGATATAATTAAGAACATTATTAATAAATTGGAATGTTTTTAATTATTTTTTAGCACACATATAAATAATTCAATATGAAAATATTATATATAATTAGAGGAGTATCAAACTCAGGTAAAAGTTTTACAGCAGAACATATTGCCGAACGTACTATATTTGGCATAAAATTAAAATCATACCCAATATGTACCGCAGATGATTATTTTTATGATAATGGTAATTATAACTTTGATGCAAATATGCTCCACGAAGCACACAAATATTGCTTTGATAAGTGCGAAAATTCGATGTCTAAGAGCATTAAAAAAATAATAGTTAATAACACAAGCACAACAGAAAGGGACGTTAATACCTACATAGAATTAGCTAAAAAGTATGGTTATAAATTTGTGGTTTTAACTAATGAAAAATGGCATGGTTTCATTAATAGTCATGGAGTTACTGATGAAACCATTCGTAATATGGAAATGGAATTATTAAACAGCATAAAATTGGTTCATAATTCTAAATTCAACACTAAAAATATAATTGAATTATATAAGTTCAACTATGTAAATCAATATGTAATGATAAACAAAGAGCCAAAATTATGTATTAAAATAACACTTAACCAAGAAAATGGTAGGTTATATTTTAAATTTGACGATGGTTCAAAAGAAGAAATTAAATTAAGTAAACAATATCAAATAAAGAAATAATGAAGAAAACATTTAAAGTAATCCGTTTAGTTAGAGAATATGAAAAAAATATTACTGATGTTTATATTGTTGATACCAATATATCACATTTAGATAGAAATAATATAGCATTATTGGATTGGGGTACAGATAAAATGAGTAGATTTGATGACCATCATATTAGAGTTGGCGTTGTTGTTAATTGTGATGTAAGTTTTATTCACATGGAAAATCAATATGGTAATTTCAGTAAGTGTGATAAAGGCATATATACTAACGCAAAATGGTACAAAGTAATTGCTTCTTCAAATCCAACATTTAATCTACCATTAGTACCACAAAAAATCGTAGATGATTATAATGATGATAAGATTGATATAGAACTTGATACTTATGATGATGTAGCAGTACAGCCAAACAATGAAATTATTCCTGTTTTTAAACTTGACCATCCAATATGGGATGATAAAATTGAAATGGACACAATAAACGAAAATGCTACATTATATACAAATGCATTAACAACGAAAGAACATGATTATAATTTATGGTTAAAAATAAGTAACGCATATAGAACAGGTGCAAACACACAAACACAAACAATGTACACAGAAGAAGAAGTAAAGCAAATGTTAATTTATTGTGTTTCTGAATTAACAGCACATGAAAATAATACTTCGGTAAAAATGAAATACATTAATGAAGAAACAATAAAATGGTTTAATAAAAATAAAAAGAAATTATGAATATAGATTTAATGCAAGGAGAATCAATAGAACAAATGAAACGATTAAAAGACAATAGTATTGATTTTGTACTGATTGACCTACCATATAAATTGGAAAATCATGGTGGTGGAAAAAAAGAGTTTAATGGTAGAAAATTAATAAAAAATTAATTGAGTTTTTTGATAAACTTGATGGTGAATTACTTTTTAATGCCACATAACTATAATATATGATTTCGGTTTTATTTTTCTTAAACCTGAATTATATATGGTGTTACCCACCGTATTTATTAACTAATTAAAATTTGAAACAATGAAATATATGGGAAGTAAGGCGAGATTTACAAAAGAGATTTTGCCAATAATATTAAAAGATAGACTACCTGAGCAGACGTATGTTGAGCCATTTGCAGGTGGTATGAATATGATTGCAGAAGTAGATGGTAACAGAATAGCAAACGATATACACTATGAGCTTATTGAAATGTGGAAACACCTTGTTTGCGATGATTGGATACCTAATACATTTATAGAACGAGAGCATTATAATAGCATACGAGCAAACAAAAAAGATTATGAACCGTGGCATGTTGGTTGGGTTGGATTTAATTGTAGCTACTCAGGTAAGTATTTTGGAGGATATGCAGGTAAAGTAAAAACGAAAATAGGAACTGAACGAAACTACCAAGCTGAAGCAAGAAAAAATATTGATAAGCAAAAACCAAAACTGAAAGGTGTAGTTTTTACGAATAAAAAATATACTGAACTTGAAATACCAACGAATAGTATAATATATTGTGACCCACCATATCAAAATACAGTAAAATATAAAGATGTAATTGATTATGATGTTTTTTGGCAATGGTGTAGGGACATGAACAAACAGTGTTATAACCCAACACATTAACACATGACAATCGTAGAAAATAACACATTTTAAAATTAAAATAGCATATAACATAAAAATACATTATATTTAAAATAAAAACATTATGAACAAAAAAATAGAAATAACACAATTTAAAGATGGTGATATAATTTACCAAAAAACCAAATATGGTGATTTCACGATAGAAATAAATGATTCAAGATTTAATGAAATTGATTTAATTGATTATCATTTACCAATACATCAAGTATCATACAAAGATACATTGCTAACGGTTGGTGATGTGGATGATACTGGTAGTACTATTGAAAAGTTTAAATTAACCAAAAAAAATAACATTAAAGTTAAATTTGATGATACTGATTACATTAAATTAAAACATTTAGACATATCAACGTTCAAGCAACTATGCAATACAGATGCTAGTATTGAAAATAAATACATATTTATCAATTATAACATCACACTATTACGGTTGGTAATCAAAAAAGCAAATAAACTAGGTTATAACTTTGAATACCAACAATGGGTGGATGATATTGGTGAGTTTATTAAATTTGTTGATGTTAATTTCAAGTTTAATAATTTATTCTTATTATTTAAGAATAATAAAATTGAATATGATTTTAAAACTACATTTTTCAACAATAACACCACAGAATTCGTACCGTCCGATTTAGGAATAGACCAAAAAGAATTTAATATGTCATATATCATAACAACCGATAATATCAATACCTATATTGGTTCTAATTATTGGTTTATAAATAACGAAACACTAAAGTATGAACTTCGCACAGTAACTTCTGAAAATGTAAATGTATATTCACCAAATGGAAAATCTTTTTGGGATAAAGATAAAATGCTAAAATATAGAAAAGAGGAATTATTAGAACATAATTTAGAGGGAGAAACACCATTGTCATTTGAATCATTTAAAGTAGATTTTTATAACAACCAAACAAAACTACGAGATGGGCAATGGATATATAATAAATTATATGAAATTGGAAAAACCGAAATTGCTAATTATATTGATATGGTTTTCCAGTTACATTCTTTGGTAAATATACCTGCTAAGATTTTGAACTTAATCGAGGAGACATGGGATACATTACCATACCCAACACTTGTTAAATGTATTGATACACGTGACAACTATACAAAGAATAAACTGTATGAGGTGGAACATTCAACTGGTTTAGTATTTAATGATAATGATAATACACTTAAACATAGTTGCTATAATGGTAATTTTACCATAGCCACACCAATGGAATATGATTTATTTACTGATGGGTTTAATTTGTATGATGATATTTACTCAACCATTACCAATGCTCACTTAGGGAAAATTCAAAGTGTTGAATGCACGCACGATGGCATATTGCTATTAAATTTGGAACATAATAATATAATATATGATGATGACATCACAAACATAAAACCAACGTCATTATTTATAACAGAAGACGATGAAAAAGTTTACAACAATACAAAAACATGGAAGATAAATATGTCCACACCTGAATTGTCAGATGAATTACATAATACATGGAAAACAAGTGATGCAGGGTATGTGTATTTTTATACTAAACAAAATGTACTAAATTATATTGCGACTTCAAGTGCAAATCACAAAGGTGTTAAAATTGGTGATGAAGTATTCATTAAATCTACACAGCAGTATTTTGGTCAAGTAGAACAAATAAAACATACAAATAAATATGAGTGTAATACGTTTATTATAACAACAATATCAGCATTACCATTAACAGAAATATTATCAATAGAAGAGCTTGCAAAAGAAGAAGGAATTGAAATTGGAAAGGAAATCGAAGGTCATAAAGTCATCAAGTTTACAATAGTTAAAGGTGTGCCTTATTTTATTAATCAAATTGGGTTTGGGTTTGAAATGATAGGATTTAACAAAGAAAACAAAACACCATTATTAAAATTTAACATTGGTGATATAATTGTAGATATTGAAACACAAAAAATTCACATTACTATTGGAAAATGTAAAGTTATAGAAATTAATACCGATGAAAAATATTATTTAATAGAACAACTAAGTAGTAAAGATAAAGCATATTTACCATTTAAAGATGAAAGTAGTTTTGAGAAAATTAGTTATAAATTCACAACCGCTGATGGTGTTGATATATATGATAATATGGTGTTTTATGATACGTTTAGTGGTGAAATTCAATCATGTATAGTAGATTCAACTGACACATTTGAAGAAGAAAAATATGAAACATTATTTTACCACAAAAAGGATGCAGAAACATATTTAAGTAAAATCAAAATTATAAATATATTCAAGTCAATACCAAGAGTAACAGTCGAAAGTATAAATGCGATAGAAAATATAATTTCAAAATATTAAGTAAGATGGAACGAATGATACGAGTAAACAGAAAGGGGGATGTTGAATGTTATGATTCAACAATCCACCAAAATAAAAATAGAATATATGCAATTGTTGATGTTTATGAAAAAATAAAACAAAACACATATAAATATAAAAATTGGAAATTAACAGGTCTCAAAGGAATGAAACCCAAAATAGTAAATGTTAATAATCAGATTTTAACCATTGAATAACAAAAAAGTGTAGTAATTAATTTTACTACACTTTTTTATTAATTTCTTTTATTTTTTATCATACTATTAACATCATTTATTCATATATTATATTTTTGTAAAAATAAAAAATACAATAAATTAATATTGTATTTTTATTGTCATTGAAAATTATTTATTATGAACTATATTCCGTGCCTGTTTTTTGAATGTTTAAATCTATGCTTAAAAATTCTGCTGTCTTAGTTGGTTGTAGAAAAATACTTCCTTTCATCAAATTTCTATCAATTACATCACCAGTATTATTATTTGAATCAATCTGAACTTTAAATATATAAATTCCATTTTTTTGAACTATCGAATCTAGGTACGGGTTAATTGTATTTAATAGATTATTACGTGTTGTTCTTGTATTTTGCTCGAATAGCACATATTTACCAACACTTGCAATAAATTTTTTCACGTTTATCAGTAACCTTCTAACATTAATCCTATCTAATGCACTTGCATTAACTTGTAATGTTTTTTGTCCCCAAATTACAATTCCTTCACGTGGAAAAGTTGCAATTGGATTAACTCTTGCATCATATAATATATCTCTATCAGGTTGTGATAATGGTACATAAGTTTCAATAACAGAGTTTGTAATTCCACGATTTAACCCTGCTGGTGCAAACCATTCATAACCTACGCTATCATTATAACTAATAGCACCTGCAACTACAACTGATGGTGGACACCATTTAAACACATTATTATCAACATCAAGTATCTTAACCCAAGGGTAATAAGTAGCAGTATAGTTAGAGTCTAAAGTATCTGTTGATGATGCGGTTGCTTTAACATTTGTTGTTAATGTTACTGTATCCATTACATAAAATGCATCACCTCTTGTTTCACATAAGTCAATACCACGTGTGACTGGATATGAGTGTAAATTATATATTAAACCAGGAGTTAGTAATAAATTGAAATCATAAATATCAGTATTACTTAATAATGTATAAGCCATATTATATGCTACACTACCTTTAGCGGTTGAATTACTAAAATCATAACCCATTGAATTTGTTGAAGTGATTTCACTATCCATATTTTTAGTTGTTGCTGGGTCAATACCATCAAACCCACCTTGAAATGGAATAATAAAACGTCTAGCACTAATAACATCGGCTTGTGATATAACAACACCAGCATCTGTTGGGGAATCAACATTAATTGTATAGTTATCTAAGTCAAAATCTTCATTTAATCCAACTGTTGTATTTTCTTGAATTGGCATCAAATAGTTTTTATTATCAGTATTATTAAAGTCAAAATTAAAACCATAATAAATTCTACTATTATATTCACCACTATAAACTTGGTCAGTAACATAATCAGTAACAGGTAAATTTGTTCCTGCTGGTACTACTGTTGGTTGTTTTAATGCTTTAAAGCCCCAAGGTATTAAAATAGGAGATAATGATTTATTTTTAACACCATCTGCAACTGTAACTGTAATATAATTACTTGCATTATCAAAGTCGCCTTGTTTTATTATTTTACCATCTATATATGTATTAATTTTATCACCAATTATTCTAGTAATATAGTTAGTAGCAGATGGGTCTAATGATACATTAACATAAGATTCTAATACTTTTTGTTGTCTGTCGTTGTCATCAATTTCTCTAACATTAACTGTAAATGTTCCATAATCAGTACCAGGAACTTCACTACCAAATTTAATATTATCAATAGTAACTTTAATTTCTGTATTTACATTATTACCATGTGAAATAGTATTAAATTTAATTAAAGGGATTCTACGACCACCAACTGTTTGTGATGTTATCCATGGTGTTGATGCAGTTTGATAATCCGTATTCATCACTAAATTTGTGTATTCTAATGATAATGAACTAGACACATCAGTAGTTAAATAATCAGATATATTTTCAGTAAACAAACTATATGCGTAAGCAACATCATCTGTAACTGGTTGTATCTTAACCAATTTAGATATAAAATTTGCAGATGTACTATCTAATGATGTTTCATAATCTGTATATTCACCTGTATTTGTTCCTTCTAAATGTAGGTTAAACGCATCACTACCAATCGTATGTGTTATGGTCGATGTACCTAAATCTTCATTTGGGTCGTTTTCTGTTAATTGTGTTGACCTATGAAAAGTGCTAATTACTTTTTTTCCATACGAACCACTCATTACAAGATGTGCTATATTATCATGTTCATAACCACCTAACCCTAACACACGCATAACAGTCATTTGACTTGCATTGTTAAGATACTCACGAACTGTATAAGGTACATAACTATACCCATCAGCAGTACCAAATATTTGATTATATTCAGAAGTTGAAGAAATTAATGTTGGAATAAAAGCTGGCCCCTTTGTTGTTGGTCCGACTATTGCTGCTCCAATTTCACTTACACCAGATTGAATGAATGACTTGTCATTTTCTGTTATATTTACTATTGGGCTGATAAATTGTGCCATATTTTTCATTTTTATTTATAAATATTTACTTAATTATAAGTATAAAAATAAAAAGCAAAACTTTTTTTTTATCACAACGTGATAGTTAAACCATCGTTTTCTGATGTTGCTATTATCGAATAATCAATTTTAAAGTAAATAACTTGCTTATCACTATCTTTTGTTAGTGATATGTCTTCTACTGTAATATATGGTAACCACATATCAATAGAATCTATTACATCATCTTTAATAAATTGAATAAAATTAGAATTTTCTTGTTCAAATAATATTTTACGTATATTAGTACCATATGTAGGTTGCATAATCCGCTCACCTGGTATAGTTAATAACAACATTTTTAAATTGGTTTTAATTTGTTCTTTAGTTGTATAATTCAATTTAAAAAATGAAGTTTCGTCACTATTTAATGGTAATGATAACCCAATTGCAATATTATCATCTAAATCTAATGGGTGTATATGTGTTGAATTTGTTGCCATAACTTTATATTATTTTTTCAGACATTATTATTTTTGTTGTATTAAATGTTTTTGAACTACTTTCATTTAATTGCTTTTGTATTGAATTTGATATTATATAACCATTCAAATCAATTGTAAAACTACTTTTGACCATCCTATCTTCACCATCACTTAATTCTACACTTTTATCAAACCCACTAATAACAGATAAAAAATTAAATTCATTAGGTTTCCCCCAATAACTACTTTCCGCATAATTAATACTTTCTGTGATTTGATTTAATTGTGTGCTTAAATTTGCCCAAATAGTACATTCATAACTTAATTTTATATATTTAGGTATTATTACTTTATATACATCTTTTTCTTTTATTTGATTTGTTAGTGTACTAAATCTATCATATTGATTGCGTTCAGAATATGCTGATGTAAATGTTGAATATATCTTAGCATTGTTGCCGTCTAAATGTCTTGGGTAATCTCTTGAATTTTCAAAGTTAGTTCGCCTAAACATTATTAATGGTAATTGTATTTGATTATTTTTATCTCTATAATAACCATCTTTTCTAACCGTTTTCCATCTTTCTGGTGTCCCATACATTACAGGCACTTTAACCAAACTACCATTATCAGTAACTTGTGGTTTTATTTCTTCTTCAAAATAATATTTTATTGCCGAATCTATATCATACAAACTAACAGTATAATCTTTTACTGTGTCATTCCTACGTGTGTCATTTATTCTATTGAGTGGATCCATGTTTTGTATATAACTATAAAATAGTTTAAAATATATTTGGTTGTTAAATATAAAATTTATATATTTGTAGTATGAAATTACAACACCATAGTCCACATAAACTAAATTTTAACGAATTGCAAACTAACATTTGTTCTTGGGGAGGGTTTACTAGTGAGTTTATTTCTTTTGTTCCAATTGTAGATGATATGCCAGATTGGCTGTCTAATATGTGGATAAAAGATTTAACTCAACACCATAACGCACAAATGATTCAAAATATATATGATGTTGAATTTGTAAATGATGTTAAAAATTATTCATATAAAGAATTATTTGAATTGGGATCAAAATCATTTCATGATGATACTGTTAGTGATTTTTTGAAAAATGAGTTAAAAATATACATAACAACAACATCAGATGGTTATATTTGTGAATTACGAGTTTATGATTTAAGCATATTAAAATTAAAATAACAATAACAATAACAATACTAATCATTAATTAAATTATATAAGATGTGATTTTAGAAGAACAAAATTATTTATCACCAATTAACAGTGTTTATGGCTCATTTGGAAAAGATGACATTGAATTATCAATGAATAAAATGCTTGATATGAATAAAATTATCAAGGTTAGGCGTGATTTTAAAAAAATGAAAAAGTTTAAAATAACCAAAAATAAACCATTAAATTATTATAAAAAAACAGTTGATAGCAAAGTGTTATTTGGTACATTAAAGTTATTCATTGAAAATGGTTTTAATGAAAGTCAACTTGAATTAGTTAATGATGTAGTTGTTAGCTATGACACAAATACACATTTATATTCGGATAAAACGCCAAATATAGACCAAGTGTTTGTATGGGTGTCTAAAATTTCACCAACATTAACACATATAGGAACGTGTGCAGATATTATTGATGGGATGATAGTTGACCAAGATAACGCACGATTTAAACGAAATGATTGTTTTGTATTGTGTGCAACTACTGATAATATTTATATTTCAGATGACGTTTTAAAATTAGAAAAATTGAGTTATTAATTTAAACATATAAAATTATGCAATCAACTTATTACTGTTACACTACAACAGATGCGTTTAAAATGACATATAATGATTTTCAATTAGTTGTGATTGATAAACGGAATAATACAATTAAATGTGTCGATAATATTGCAAATCTAAGAACATTTTATAGTAAATGTAACCAATTTGCCGATAATATACATGGGTTCTTAATGAAACGTGATTCAAGTAAGTTTTTCTAACAAAAAAAGGAATATAATTAATTTTATATTCCTTTTTCATTTTTAACTGTTTACATTATTTGTTAAACACATTATTTTCATCCAATTGATGTTTATTGCAATACTTACTACCTTTATAATCACAAAATCTACAATTATTATTATTTGTAGTTTTCGGATATTTGTGGGTTTTATTTATTCCACCATCATCTAAAAATGATGATTTAATCATTGCATCAATATAAGTATTTAATTCTTTAAGTTTAACCTTACCATTTGCAGGTACGTGTTGCTGAATTCTACTTTGTGTGTATTTAGAACCTTCATATAAGATACGTTTCACTACAAAGAATTGAATGTCAATTTTATCAAGTTCAACTTTATATTGTTTGCTGAAATATTGCTTATAAGTCAATAATTGAGCATTTGTTTTAAACTCTTTTTTCTTAAAATCACCCCAACCTTTACCCGATGTTTTTATGTCAATTAAGGCATAAACACCCGTTTCAGTATTTAATATAACTAAATCAATAAACCCAACCATTAATACATTTTCATTAGCATTTGATTCAGTAAATATTGGCATCTCAATACCAATCAATTTGTGATTTTTGGTTGGAAAATATTTAGAAACATTATTCTTAATATCTTGTAATATACTTACTCCTTGTAAGTAAAATTCGTTTAAATCATCAGCAGTTGAAAAATGTTCTTGTTTTTCTGTATCTGATTTATATTGGTTGATTATGTTTTGTTGTAATTCATTTGACAGATTAATGTTATTAGATGCTTGCTCGTCTTTATATCTTATATCTAGCCAATCTTGAATTGTTTTGTGCATAGCATTACCAAATACAAGATGGATACTTGGGCTAAATGTTTTGATTGAATTTACATACTTTAATTGCCAACTATAAGGACAAGTCCAATACATACTCATTTGAGAATATGATAAAGGATATTTATTTAATTCTTTTGCTTGTAAGTAAGCATCCAAAGAATCTTTGATATTTGGTATTTGTAAATTATTCATAAGTTATTTTTTTAATTCAATTGGTAACGAATCTTGCATGATATGACCACAAGCAGAACATTCAAATACTTGAATTGGTATTAATTGTTCTTGACCAGTTAATACTTTATTTGTTTTTCTCATTAAAAACGTCTGAACAAATGTATTATGTTGACATTCTTCACATATCATTTCTTCTGTTTGTTCTAATTTAATGTTTAAATTTGGTTCTTGCATAATATTTTTATTTATAAAAAAAAGCAAGTATTAATTACTCACTCTTTATTGTTCATGTTTTGTTTAAAAAAAAGGTTGTTTATTAGTTGGTTCATCTGGCTTAGAAACATCCAACACAATTGTATCAGTTGTTAATAATAATCCAGCAATTGAAGAAGCTTTTTGTAGTGATGTTTTAACTACTTTAGCAGGGTCAATAATACCAACACTCATTAAGTCGTCATATTTGTCATTTCTAACATCATAACCAAAATTTACGTTTTTATTCTTTATTTTATCCCAAATAATTTCTGAAACTATATTGGCATTTTTGAGTATGTTTATAAAGGGTGTATCCAATGAAGTCATTAAAATATCAAATCCGATTTGTTGTTGTTTTGATAGTGCTTTATAAGTAGATGTCTTAGTATAAGCAGAATGTTTTAATCTAATCAAAGATAACCCACCACCAGGTAAAATACCATCTTCAACAGCCGCTTTCGTAGAATTTAAAGCATCTTCAAAACGGTCTTTTCTT